TGCGCCTCCATGTCATGGCCTCGATGGCTGGATGTCGATCGTGCCTGTTGCGAATGCCTGGAATGCGCTGTTGGTCGCCGGACTGCCGGGCGTGATCGGAAGCGTGTTGAGAACGTCGAAGTCGAAGCTGTAATACCCCGGCTCCACGTTCATCACTTCGGCTTGGATGTTTAAGTCGATCCGGGCGTCGTGAATATACACCCCGGTGAGTGCGTTGCCCCGGTAGTGCCCTTGGTTGTCCGGCTCGAAGTAGAGCGAGCCGTTCGAGGCGTTGAACGTGTTGATGGAGAAGAGGACGTTCGCGTTGGTCTCGTTGGTGTAGGCCGTGAGCCGTGCGGCGAAGTATTCGTTCATCCCGTGACCCGTGCCGTCGGCGTTAAGCACCGGAATCTGGAGCAGGAGTTGCTTGTTCCGCTTGGCTTGGATGTCCACCTGGGTGATCGGTGGATAGCCGGCATTGGTCGGTGAGATGCCCACGTCTTATCCCTCTGACCAAGGCAGCGGAGGCGTGGTGACGGGCGGATTGATCTGCGCCTCGATGCGTGCGGCAAGCACGGCCTCCATCTCTGCCTTGTCCACCCCGTTTGCCCATACCCAGCCAAGCACCTGCTCCTCGGTCAGATCCTCGTATGGTGTGAAGTCACCCGATGGCGCAGGAAGCGTGCAGTCGGACGTGATGAAAAGTGGAACGGCTCCCGTCGCCTCGCACCGCCATGTTGCGGTGATGACCACGTTGTCAAGGTCCCCTTCCTGCTTCTTTACTTCGAGTTGTGTGATAGTCCAGTTCATATCAAGATATGGTAATGGTTGGATCGGCGGTGAAGGCATTGCCGAATACGGTCAAGTAGATGTAATAAGTGCCAGCGGCCGAAAGATTGGCGTTTGCTATCGTAAACGTGATGGTGTTGTTTGCGCCACTGTGGACGGGCGTTCCGAAGGTTAGATCGGCGTCTGGTGTCGAGTTGCGGATGACATGGATGTCATTCTGCGTTGTGGCTGTGCCAAAGCGGCCGCCTCCCACGAAAAACATCTGGCCATCGCCATTGCCGCCAGAAAGGTAACATCCGACATGGCATTGGAAGCCACCAATGAGACCGCTTATATTTAAGTCAATGGTCACCGTAGCCGTTGTGTTGGCCGCAATGGAAAAGCCGCCAGCGATCGTCTTGCATCCACTGGTGCCAATGACGTTCTTGATTCCAATTGATCCGCCGACGACTTCGAGCCGTCCGCCTCCGCCTGAAGCTGAACTGCCGATCATCACCTTATCAACGCTTGCGTCTGCGAAGATGAGGTTTTCGTTTGTATCACCTTCCACGCGGAAGTCGTTGTCGCCTCCGCTTTCGTTGATGACCGCCGCCCCTGCAAGCGTCAGCGATGTGACGTCCGAGCCGTCGCCGTTCTGTACGGTTCCTGTGGTCGGCGTGCCTGCGACCGTTCCGATCGTCAAAAGATTGCCGTAAGTATCCTTTATCTGTTCGCCTTTCAGGTCCATGATGTCAGAATGCTATGTTCCAAGTTTCGGTTGATGTGTCGAACACTTCGACGCAGAAGTTCCAGGCGTCCGCCCCCGTCGCCGGTTGCTTGCCTCCCAGCCAGGGGATGAAGTTCGGTACGGCGATCTTTGCCCCGATCATTCGTAGGCCACGATGTTTGAGGCCGTCGTCCCGGTGGAGTTCACCCGACGGATGTATGCCATGAAGAACGTTCCGGAAGGAACGTTGCGATGGAGGACGGACTCGTCATTGGTCGCCCCGACGATGTTGAGATCCCCGCCGGTTCCGACGAACAGATACCTGGCCGGGCTGGACAGGTTTGTGGTGTTCGACGGCGTGACGGCCGTAGGCGATCCGCTGACCCCGATTTCAAGTGCTTGCTTTGGCATGGAAGTGCGTTGTTGGTGAAACGATGCTTGAATATACTCAATCTTCGCTCTTGCTCGTCTCCCTGACGATGACGAGCTGCTTCGGCTTGGCCGTGATGTCCTCCTGCTGGATGCGTTCGATGTATCCCCGGTCCTTGCCCTTGGTCTTGAGGAAGAAGATCGTTGCCGTGATGTTGCCGTCTTGGATCGCCTTGTAGAGCTTGTTCTCGGCGAAGTCCAGCACGACGTCCGGGATGGCCTCGACCTGGCTCCGGTATTCCTCGTCTTCTTTGAGCCACATGTAGTGCGTCTGCCGGGATATCCCGACGGCTTTGCAAGCTGCGGAAACGATGCCCAGGTTCTTCTCGAGCGCTTGGAGCATGGCTTGCCTTTTTGTCTTCATCTGTCAATCCTTGTCAATAGATAGAGCGACGGGATCGGTCCGACCGTCATCTTCCGGCTGGATGCCGGACGTGCTACCTTGCACCACCGCCGCCTTTCGCTGTGCCAAAGATATTCGTTTTCCGAGATACATTCCGGCGCCGATCTCGTCGATCTTGGTGAAAGGAATGATCGGAACGGTCAGCTTACAGGACTTGTCGATGAGATATATATATCGAAGTTGATATCCTTCGATCTTTTTTGCGCCAACCCTCTTTGAGTAATCGCTCCACTTTTCTCCAAGTCTGAAACCAAGTCTTTTTCTAGTTCCATCATTCCAGACTGCTCGTGTAATCATATCAGCAATAACTTCACCGCTTGGCAAAAGCCACATACCTGAGTTTTTTTTTATAGCAGTTAGATGAAATCCCATTGCTCTGTATATGGATCCGTCTCCGCATTGACAGGCATCAGCAAATGAAACAATCCACTTTACATGAGGGGCATTTTTTTTTATCAATCTGACTGCAATGCTGAAGCAACGACTTTCTGAATTTTTTGGCAGATAATCGTTGAAAGCCATTCGATTTAGCTCCAGATATTCATTCCATCCGGTTCCATGAACAAGTGGCAGAATCTTCCTCTTGTCTATGCTGTTACCAAAAGTCATCACTCCATGTAGTTTTCCATCCAAAAAAGCACCGAAATGCAATCTGCCTGTTGTCGCAACTTTTCCCGAATAGTGATGCTTCTTGACGAAGTCATTCGCGATCTTTGCCGGTATCACTTTGACGATGATGTCCTTTGCTCTGCCCATTGCTCGATGATGAAATAGAGTGCGTTGCCGTTTCCGTTCTCATTCGCGAAGGTTTCGCCATATTTGTATCGATCCGTCTGCTTCATATCGGCGATGGCCTGCTTGACGACCTCGGCCTGCTCATCCGCGAGCGTGAAGGTCATCTGCTGGAATGGCTCCTTGTCGCCATCAGGAAGTGCGAACTCATCTGATAGCGCATCAGGATCAAGTTCGATGCCTGGAATATCGAGACCCCAATCATTAAGCTCGACCGGATCCCATTCGTTCGCCAGCATCTCCCAGTCCCATTCGCCGCCGGAGACGTTGTCCTTGATGATGAACTGCCTCTGCTGTTCCTCGGTGAGATCCTCGGCCTTGATGATCGGGATCTTCTTCATGCCGGCCTCCTTGCACGCCCGGAGCCGCATGTTGCCACCTAGGACGACCATGTCGCCATTGACGACTATCGGCCGGATGTCGAGCATCTCCGGGAACTCCTTGATGGATGCGACGAGCTTCCGGAAGGCGTCGTCCTTGATGATCCTCGGGTTGTTCGGGTTGGCCTTGACTTGGGCGATGTCTATGAGCTGCGTCTTCATGCCATGTAGTCCTTGATCGTTTCGATGAACTCGTCCAGCGACCGGACGATCCGGTAGCGGTATCCCTGCTCGGTCACGCAAAGCATGAACTCGGCCTGGCTCTTGGACTGCCTCCCGGTCGGCGTCTTCATCTCGATGAACAGCCCCGGCTCGCCCTGGCTCGGGATGGCCAGCATCAGATCGGCCACGCCCGGGAGGACGCCTTCCCGCTTGAGGATGGCGCCGGTGGCCGGGTTGCGCGATCCGCCGTTCGGGATGGCGAAGAGCAGCCGCGCCATTACTGGATACTGGAGCCGGAACCATTGCACGCAGGCGGCTTGCAGCCGGGATTCTTCGTTCTTCATCGCGCCCACGCCATGTAGTCCGCGAGCGGTCCCGGCCTGCCCAGGTCGATCTCCGGAATCGTGAGGCCGCGCTTCTCGATCTCCCGGCCGATCTTGCGCCAGTAGCTGTCCTCCCGGCCTTGGTCGAAGGAGTAGCCGAGGGCGATCATGATAGCGGCGCTGCGCTGAATCTCCTCGTCCGGCCACATCTCCATCACCGGCATGAGGACCCGGCGCCGCTCGGGATCGGGAGCTGCGATGTACTGGCGCTTGACGCCGAGCGTCTGCTGCGTGTCAATCTGGCGCATCCACTCCCGGTAAGCTCCGACCAGTCCCTTGACGGACTTGTTGAGCAGCTCGGCCTTGTAGATCATGTATGACATGAACTTGACGGTCACGGTCATCACGTCGGCCTGCGGGATGCTGGCGTCGTTGTCGATGATGACCGAACGGAAGATGTGCGTGATCTCCCGGCGCTTCTCCTCGCGCTTCAAGTCCTTGATCGCGTAGCCGAGGCCCATGTCCTTGAGGAACTGGTAAAAGCTGTTGAGCATGTCCGGATCCGGATCGACCTTCCCGGAGCGGATGTCTTGGATGGTGACGACGTCGCTCATGGCCGCACCTGGCCGATGCCGGTGTACTTGATGGCGTACTCCTTTGCGATGAGCTGGCGGACCAGCTCCGACATGGTCGTGCTTTGATCGGCTTTGAGCTTCTCGAGCATGAGCCGGTATTCCTCCGGCAGATAGACCGTCGTGATGATTCCCCTTCTTGTGCTGTTCATGGTGTGGTGGTTGTTTGTGGTGGATGTGAAATATACTGCGATCCCGGCGCCGGATCAAAAGAGCGGTCCGTCATCGTCGTCCTCGAAGTGCTTGGCGTTGAGGTATCGTTCGATCTT